CACCGATGTGACAGAGTTCAGTTTGTTTGGAGAGAAGCTCTATCTCTCTCCCATCCTTGATCTGTGCAGCAGCGATCTGATCAGCTATACCATCTCTGACCGTCCTGTACTCAGCATGGTAACCACCATGCTGGACGAGGCGTTTGCAAAAATTCCGACCGGAACAAACCTGATTCTCCATTCTGACCAGGGTTGGCAGTACCAACACAAACAATACCAACAGATGCTCCGGGAGAAAGGTGTTCGCCAGAGCATGAGCCGCAAGGGAAACTGTCTGGACAATGCTGTGATAGAAAATTTCTTCGGGCTGCTCAAAAGTGAGCTGCTGTATTTGCAGGAGTTCCGCTCCATGGAACACTTCAAACTGGAACTGATCGAATATCTAGATTACTACAACAACCGCAGGATCAAGGCAAAGCTAAAGGGCTTGCCGCCTGCTCTTCACAGACGGCAAGCCCTTTCGGCTGCTTGAACAATTTTTACTTCAGAATATTGTCTAACTTTTTGGGGTCACTTCACAATTGGTAAGCGGGGATAATCCCGGAGTTATACAGGAGTGCTCTGGTCATAATGACCGAAAGAAGGTGCCGTCCGGAAGGAAAGGATGATTACAGTCCGCGCCCAAACGGGCTGTACTTATAGTATAGCACAATCCGGGAAAAAATACAAGGAGTATAAATGCAAAAAGAAGGATGATGAAATGGCTGACAGAACGAATACTGCAAAATGGGACGACAAGCGAAAAGAATGGCGGATCGTAGTAAAGCGCAACGGAAAAGCAAAAAGTTTTTACTCTAAAAAAACCGGCCGTACCGGTCAGCGCGAAGCCAACCGGAAAGCCGACGAGTGGATTGCGGGCGGCGCAATGGACACAAAAATAAACTGTGATACATTGGTCCGAACCTTTTTAGAGGACGAAGCGAAAAAATCCTCCCTGAGCCGGATGAAAAAGCTGGAAAGCGTGACACGGCTGTATGTCCTGCCCGCGATCGGAAAGAAAAAGGTTGATGCGCTGTCCTTGGATGACTTTCAGCAGATCGTTGATAGCATGGTTGATAAAGGGCTTGCCGCTAAGACTGTAAGCAATGCCCGCTCGATCATGGAGCAGGTGTTAAAATATGCGCGCCGAAAAAAGTTGACCATGCTCAGACTGGATGATCTGGACATGAGCGACAACCGCCGGAAAAAGCAAAAGACGATTTTACAGCCGGATGGGATTGTCACTCTTTTTATGGTGGATACTTGCCTCTATAAAGGTGAGCGGAAATATGATGATTATATCAACGCTTACAGATTTATGGTCGCGACAGGAGTCCGGCCGGGGGAACTGCTCGGTCTGATGTGGGAGGACGTGTGCGGCGAGACGATCCATCTGCAAAGAGCAATCAATGTCTACGGCGAGGTCACATCCGGCAAAAATCAAAACGCGATCCGTCCTGTACCAGTGACGCACATCGTACAAAAAATCTTAGACGATCAGTATCAGGCATCCGGCAGTCAGTCCGGCTACGTTTTCCCGGCGCGGTCGCAATCCACCCTCCGGCATCGGTGGCAAAACTATTGCGCGTCTAATAATATACCGTATTGCTCTTTATATGAGTTGCGCCATACTTTTGTAAGCATCTCATCCGGCATCCCAGAGGGACAGCTTAAAAAGATCGTTGGACACTCAAAAAGCATGGATACTTTTGACGTATACGGACATCTGGTGGACGGCCAACTTGCGCAGACCGGTGCGAAAATCGATGGGATTTTTGATAAGATTTTGAGCAGGAGTTGTGACAAAAGTTGTGGTTAAAGTTGTGGTAAAGTGGATTTTCTCAAAAATCAAAAACCCGCAAAGCCAGTAACCACGGGCGTTTACGGGTTTATGTGTATGGTGGAGGCGAGGAGAGTCGAACTCTTAACTTTTAACCGTCGTATTGCATATATGGTCAGTTATGTGGTGCTTGCACTACATATATGTAAAATAAACCGTGTGAATATCATGTAATACGTTTTGCTAATGTAAAAAGGTTGTGATAAAAGTTGTGATAAAAAACGCCCCGGAGACTATAAAAAAATCTCCGGGGAAATTTTTATGCAAGTACGCGCTCGACATCTTTTGCGCAGAGGATCAGCAGTGTTTCCCATCCATCCGGGTTTGTCTCAGATGCAGGACTAAGAGATGCGGCCGTGTCTGCGGCGTTAATGCCGATCCGGCGGACATGGAGCTGTTCTTTTGAGTCATCGCCCCAAGTCCAGTAGACATATTTTTTGGTGGTGACGTGCTGATTGCGGATAACTTTTTTCAAAAAATCTTTTCTCATGGTGGGGCATCCTTTCTTCTGCTTCTCTCCCCGACCATTTCTGATCGGGGAAGGTTTGGGGCAACTTTATTTGGTCATCATAGCTTTTGCGGATTGTCAAGGATTTTTTGACAAACATCGGTCGATAAGCCACCAAGCAGACGGCTCTTTTTTATGCTTTGTCAACGTCCCTTTTGCAACAATCCAGCACATACTGTACCATGCTTTTCCCGGCAGCTTTTGCAGATGCTTTTATAAAGTCAGCGTCTTCGGGCTTGACAGATAAATTGATCCTTACATAATTTTGGCTGTTGTATTTGTTGTTGTAGTCGATCTTTTTTTGACTTGCTTTTGCCATTGCTTTTCCTTTCGTTAATCGCTCACTTCCGACCAATCCAGAGTGCGGAGAATTTTAGCCTTATATTGATTCGATCCATCTGTAACGGTAACGCTGTCGTTATCATCATCAATGATTTCCAAGCGGCTGTTTCCTGCCCAAAGAGCAAGAGAACCATCAGCAGCTTCAGCAACTTCTACTCCCTCCGGAAGCTCGACTTCCAGAGGAGTGTTGGTAGCGGTGGACGGAGCAAAATACTGCTCTCCATCCGGCATGATGTAGCCTTGATCTCGTACAGGCTCAAGGCGGTACAGCGTTTTTCTTTCGCCGTCATAGCGATAAATGATAGCTTTTTTCATAGTGATACATCCTTTCTTGACTTTCCTGCCGGTTTGTGCTAAGATAAGGGCGAGGCGGCAGGAGGTTTTAACCTCGCCCGTTATCAGATTTTTAAGTTTCCCTTGGTTTGCACGCCGGTGGGGAACTTATTTTTTATTCATTTTTGTCTGTTCCCGCGATTCGCTTTAAGCATTCCCGAATCTTTTCAATCCCGAATCCCTGTTCAATTAACCAATCAACCAATCGATCAAGCTCTTTTGTTGTCATTTCATCGTCTTCTTTCATTTGGTATTACCTCCTGCTCTTTGTATTCAGGGTTCTTTCGTTCCCTGTGATTATATTATAGCATTTACATTGTTCAATGTCAAGCGTTTTTGCAGATATTATTGCAAAATAACGCACAAACATGAAGCTATGTTTTTGTGCAGTTTTCCATTATCCCGAAAATAAAAAAGCCGCCAGAGAAACCCCTGACGGCGGTATTTTTAGCCTTTATATTGCTCCCAAAGAGCATGGACTTTTTGCTCAGCCTCGCGCAGATAACTGTACTCATAGTCGAGCACGTCACGCCCATCTGCCGACTTTATCGAGTCGTAAAGCCGCCGGGCGTGCTCCAACTCCTGCGCGGAGAGGGAGTAAAGCGTTTCGGCGAGATCAGGCATTGCGGTTTTATACTCGATCGCCTTTTGTGCGTAGTGCTCAGCGTCCGCGACCTCATCCCGCACATGGCGGGCGGTATATTCTATCGCATTCATGCTTCTTCCCCTTTCAAGATTTGATAAAGTGTATTAACATTATCCTTGGTGATCTCCATCCGAACGGATTTGCCGGGAAAGATGATTTTACTCAGCCCTGCGGGGAGTAGATCGTCAAGCGGCAACTCTACCTTGTCCGGATAGTATTTTTGCACCGCGCTGTACAGCTCGTCAAGGTCGATCTGACCATCTTTAAGACAGCCCAGAGCGCCCAAAAATCCGCAGTCAGTAATTTTGTTTTTGATCGCCAGATATGCGCCGGAAGCAACTAAAAATCGTCCCGGCTCAGGCAGAGCGGGCAAAATCTCCTGCTCGACATATTTAGTGAGTCCTTGCTGTAACTGCTCAATTGTAAGCATATTTACCCTCTTTTCAAGGGGCGGAAGGATTTTTCCCGCCGCCCCCGCTCGTTATCAGGTGGTGGTCGTGGTGGTCGCGGTATCGGGTTTAATCGTTACCGCTCCCCAGCCCGGGCAAACGTTGCTGTTCGGGACGACCAGTTTGGTTACGCTGTTAAACGCTGCCTGCAATCCGGCGAGGGACTGCTGGATGCACCCGATCGCCGCGCTGTTTGTGCCATTGTAAACCGCCTGATTAAGGTTGATACCCGCCTGCTCGTCCTTGTTGGCTCGGATTTCCGCGCGGATGTCATTGCCCTGCTTATCGAGGTTGGTGTATACCTCAACGAGCTTCTCGTCGGTATATTTATCGGCCTTTAACAAAGCAATCTCGTTATCTTTTGTATTCAGCTTCAAAGCCATGTCCAGCTCATACCGCGTGATCGGCTGGTTTTCCGAGCAGTTCTGTACAACGACCGGGGCTGCTGCTGCGGTCGGAGCGACTGCCGGAGTACCTACCGCGCCGCCCGAAAGAGCGTTCGCAAAGTTCCCGACGCCGCCCAGCATATTGGCGAGTGTTGCGATGCCGCCGATATATCCGCCGACTGCGCCGACTCGATCTGCACTTGTAAAGTTAATCATGTTTTTTTCTCCTTTCGATAAGATGTTTGTTCATTTCGGAGATATGCTCCCGGGTGCGCATCTCCTTTATCTAAATTATACATCCGTCAAAATAAAATAAACTCTCTATAAACCGCGTAAAAACTTTGTCGATTGTTGTCAAAAAGATAAAGCCGTATCGGATTCTACGTATCAATCCGGTACGGTTTTATCTTTAGTGCTCATCCATATATAGTTCTGCCGCGCTTGCTTTGCGTTTTGGCATCTCGCCCGGATGCTCCTTTTGTACGGCGTCATATTTTTTCTTCAGGCGCTTGATATACACATCGAGCGCCGATACCGACAGGTTAAATTCCTCGGACTGCCGGGTGCGCGTCCACCCCTTTGCGCGGGTACGCATGATCTGCTCTTCGAGCGGGGTCAAATTGCCCTCGCAAATAAAAGTCTCTAAAACTCGTCTCGTCCAGATGACTTGGTGGGACATATCATCACGCCCTTACTCCGTCCTTATCCGTAATCCATAGCGCCCCCTCGGGTAACCCCCTAAAAGCGCTCTCGTTTAGATAGTAGTCTTTGCCTTTGATCGTCTGGCGTCCGGTCAGCATTACGCCGTCCGCGCCGAAGTAATACCAGTGCGTACCAGACTTGCCGGTGATCTTGCGCCATGCGCTTTTGACCGGTGTGCCCTGCTCATAATAGCGCCAATCTTTCCCGGTTTTATCCCATCCGTTTTTGTCGATGGTGGGGAGGGTAAAATAACCATAGTCGAGATCGACTTTTTTTGAGATGCCGGGAAGCCGCCCGGAATCAGAATACTGCCATATATAGAGATCGCTCCCGGTGTACTGGCATTTACTTGCATATTGTGCGATCCACTTATGCCCCGGAACGGCGGAAATATCCACCATGTTTTTTGCCCAATCGTAGGAGCAGTAAAGCCCTGATTCATATCCTGCCGCTTGAATCTTTTGTATGAACGCCTGACACATCGAGGTACGAACGGCTTTTGCGGCGGCTTTGATTCCCGGTTCATATTCTTGGTCAAAAAACACCGGGAGAGTGATCTTGTCACGATACGGCTCGATCGTTTTGAGACAGACTTCCGCTTCCCTTTCTGCCTGCGCCCGGGTGGTGGCGTAGCTGTACCAATAAATTCCGATCGGGATGCCGAGCGAAGGCGCGTTTTTGATGTTGGCGAGAAAGCAGTTGTCCACCTGAGTCTCGTACATACCAAACCCCGCCCGGATCAGGATAAAGTCGAGGTTCGCGGATTTGAGTTTGTCCCAGTCGATGATACCTTGATGGTGGCTAATGTCGATTCCTTTAAGTGTTGCCATTCTCTCCGCTCCTTTCGGTATTTAAGCGATAAACTGCGCTTTCAACCTTTGCCCTTACCTCGTCATTCATTTCGATCCCCTGTGCAGAGAGCATATCCTCAACATAGCTGAGTCTCGCTCCGCCCTTCTTCTCGCCTTTAATCAGCTGTTCGGCGGCTTTGACTAACTCTTCGATCAGCGTTTCGAGTTCTTCCGCATCCGCTTTTTTGAGATAGGCTTTGATCGCCGGTACGGCGTATCGGGTCAGGATGACCGCGACCAGTGCGAGGATGATCTTGATAGCTTCGGTGGTAAATTCGTTCATAAATTTTTCGCTCCTTTGTTAATTATGGTTCTTCCTGCGGGGTTTCCGGTTCTGCGGGGGTATCTTTGCGGATTTTTTCGCGGTTTTCGAGCGCCGCCTTTGCCATATAGCCGATGATGCCGCTGACCATTGGCGCGCCGATATAATCGAGCAGATAGCTGAGGTTCCCCGGCTCTCGCCAGACGATTAAGCCCCCGAAGAGCGCCCCGGCGATCCAGAGCAGACAAACGACCGCGATAAACTTTTTGCTAAATTCCCTCCGCTTTTTTGGTGTGCGGACGATTTTTATTCTCATAGCGCGCCCCCTAGCTTAAAAAGTCCCGCTCGATCAGGCACTTTTGATACAGCGTTTTAATATAATCATACGCCATATCTACCTGACCGTTTGACTCGTTTCGGCGCGTCAAAATGGATTCGTATTTTTCATGCATACGGATAATATGGTCAAATTCCTCGCGGGTATGTCTCCGCCCGTTTTGACAGGAGTTGCTAAAATCGAGGATTTCCCAGCGCAACCGATCGATCTCGTTTTGGTCTACGCTTTCGGACACTTGATTGACCGCGCGGGTTAAGTCGCCGTTAATGGCGCGTCCGATCGCTCTTGCGATTGCCGACCACGGATTGATCTTGATCGGTGCGATCTGGATGAGCGTCAGAAGTACAACCACGCCGATACCGCCCGCCGAAAGGATTTCGTTTAAGTTCATTTTTCTCTCCCTCGCCCCGCTTGATTCAGGGATGCCCAAAACCAAGCGGGGCTTTTCGGCGGTTTACTTCTTCTCGGTGGTAGCGTCCTTGTTGAGCATACCGATCAGCTCGTTATACTCTTCCTCCGTGAGTTTTCCGGCGGCAAAAAAGATGTCGATCTTTGGCTCGATGCCGCCCGTCTGTCCGCGTTCAATCATTCGTTTGAGGGTTCTGTACAGCATATTCATGCTCCTTTTCTGCTGCGTTTTCGCAGCGGGTCAATATGTGTAGGGGATTGCTCCCCGCGAATGCGTAATTGGGTTAAGTTAGGCTTAAATTTGCTCAAAAAAAACTTTGAACTAACTTTGAACTAACTTTGAACTAGCTTATGACTAACTTGCTGATAACTTGCTGATAACTTGCGACCGGACACCAATCTGTCCGTCACTGTCCGGTTGCCGTCTCCGTATCGTCCAGCCCCAGTTCAAGGAGCGTCAGGCGGTATTCCTGATCGATATACCGTTCATCGTCCTCCGCCTGTTTTGCTTCGAGGTCTGCCAGTTTCTTCTGTTCCTCCGTTTTCGGGATTTCTTTCAGGACGGGTTCTTTTGTCTCGGGGTTGATGCTGTCGAGACGGTAGCCGTCCGGGATGTCTACTTCGAGACTCGCGATTTTCCCGATTCCGGTGTCCGGCAGGAGCATGATAATATGCCCATCCTCCGCGTAGATTGCTGTCTGTTTCATGGCTTGTCCTCCTTTACCAAACTAAGATATAACAAAATTCGCAGCCGCTCACATAATCGTACTGACTGATTGTGACCGAGAAACTGGTCGTATCGACCGAGATGGTCGTATTGGCAGCGGTCTGGTTCTGGTTGAGCATTGTTCCGCCTGCCGCAGATGTTAATCCGTAAAGTTGCCCCGAAGCCGCGCCCCGAAAGAAATAGGGCGAGAAGGACGGGTGCCGCCCCGCCTCCGCATAATCCCCGACCCATGTATTAAAGTACGCGAGAATGCAGCTTGGCTTTTCCCCGGATACCGCCGCGTCATACGGGATGGTATAGGTCTTGTTCTGCAAAGTCGGCTGTAAGGAACCCGCTTGTACGTGCATCGTTGACATTATGCCGGTCATGAGTTCGCCGAGGTAATTATAGGCGGTCTTTCCATGCCCAATGTCCGCAGCAGTTGCGGTATTTTTAGCAGGCGCTCCAACACGGATTTTCCCGAATTTATCCGCAAAGGTATATCCGCTGAAAACCTTTTCCGGCGTTGCTGTAATGCTCGGAAGTCTGGGCAAATCAAGGACTTTTTCAGGAAACTTTGAGCCGAGAATCTTGTCGGTCACACCCAGTTTTTCCCGCAGCGCTCGCGCCGTACCATCAAAAACGCCCGACAAAGTGGTATTGTCGTAGGTAAATTTTCGGAAGGTGTATTTTTTTACGATCGTCCCGCCGCTCTGTCCGATCTCCACAGTCAGGGTGTGCGGCGTATCAGCAGCTAGTCCCGCGAATTGGCTGTCGGACATGGTGATTTCCTGCACCGGTTCGGATGTGCTTGCAATGTTCGCTAACACTGTTCCATTCAGCGTCGCCTTAAAGCTATAGGTTGCTTCTTTGGCGTCAACACCAATTTCCATGATTCGGGGCTTGGCAATATATCCAATGTCACCGGGTAATGGATTGACGCTGACGTGTATAACGCTATACGGCGTTTGTGTTCCGTTCCCGTAAACATATGTGGACGAAGTAAAGCCCATATCGTCCTTTGCCTGTACCCGTATGCCGAATTTATCCGCGCCTTCCGGGACGGTGACGGTGTAACTGGATTCGGTTGTTGTACCATCCGTCACCCAATTGCTGCCGTCTGTGGTTGTTTGGATGGTATATGTGATTGTTCCGCCGTAAACGTTACCCGTGCTGGGATTGATCGTAATCTCAATTTCTCCGGGTTCGATTGCTGTTTTATGCGTTACTGATACCGGGTCGATGGTGTCAGTCCCCTTAAGAACATACCAGTTATATTTATCACTACCATTTGACGGGTGATAGTCACTTCTGGAAGATGCGACTGTACCAAGCAAAGTATCGCCCTTCGCATATTCAACATTCACAGCTTGAAAATTCGTCGCATCACTCCAAGAATATATTGTATATGTGCTAAACCAATAGCCACTTCCATCAAGTTCGTTTCTACATATAAATTCTAATTGTGTCCCGTTGCTCTTATATACTGGTCCATCGTTTATGCAAAAATATTTTCCAGCCGAAACGTATACTTTTTGGCTCCAATAGGCGCTTGTCGGTGCATACCCTGTTCTTGTGCCATTTATAATTCTGCCTGTATCTTCTGAAACGGAATCACCTTCAGTATAATATGCTGTTGTAGAAATATAGTCATTGGAACTAACATTATCTTTTCGCTCGGAATAGAAAGTGGTTTTCTTTGTAATATTGCTTCCCAAAGTGAGAAATTTATTCGTGTTCCACTTTTCCCACACATATCTAGTTGTTGCCATCTATCCTCACCCCCTTACCAACTTTTTTTGATCGCCCAATCGGGATCGTACTTTCCGGTTTTGAGCCGCTTGTCTTTCGCGTAAAACGTCTTTCCCGCGAAAACCTCGTCCTCTTCGGCGGTGGCTAATCCGAGTTTTCCTCCGGTTAAGCCCCCGCCCGACTTAAAATTTATCGTCTTTCCCTCGGTGTCGATGTCAACGAGGATGCTTTTTCCGGCGACGAATAAATCCGTCTCCGGTGCGTCCGCTCCGGTAAGCTGGATTTGATACGCGACCCCATCGATCGTCGCCGTGTCCCCCTCGGTATAACCGGCAGTCGCCTTAAACTGCGCCGGAATAAGCCCAGTACGATTCCCTAAGCCAGTAAAGGCGTGGGTGGGGGCGGTGTAGGTATGGGTGAGGGTGATTATAGTCGAGCCGTATTCGCCAGAACCGGATGTGATCGCATTGACCTTATCGGCGACCGCGTCAAACTCTGTTTTTTCGACATATACGGTACTCCCGCTCTGGACGTTTACCGTCAGATCGGCGGTCTCGCTGATTGCGATTCGTGCGCGGACGATCATTTCCCGGAGTGCATCATTCCCGCCGATGGTATCATAGTTTACTCCTGCGTTTGCGTAGGCATAAAGGATATCGCTCCCGCCGTCCGGGTCTTTTGCGTAAATGCCAAGTTCCCGCCACTTAAACTCTGACGGTAAATCAGCATATACAACGGTCGCCCTCAGGATTGCACTAGCCCCGGAGCGCGCAATCTCGCCAATATTGACGCGCACCTTTTCGGCGGTCAGCGCGGTTTTATCGACCGCCGAACCGCTGTACTCGCCATCACCGAGCGCCATTTTTGTAAAGGTGAGCGTTTTGCTGACAAGCGCTTTTCCGAGCAGATTTGCGCCCGTCGAAGTCAGCGCTAAAGTAAATTTAGCCACAAAAAGACCTCCTAAAAAAGATATTCCGCCGTCGTCTCTACCATTCCGGCGGCAAAAAGTCCCTGATACGCCGCGTCCACTTGCAGATAGATTTCAAATGCAAGGTGCGCGGGCTTGATTTCCTCGATGACTCGCTTTAAGTTATCGAGGTTTTCGGGGGCTGATCCATCGTTAGAGTAGATATAGAGGTAAAAGCTATAAGCCGGATTATCCACCACTAGTTCGGACGGCTCGTCCGAGTAACCATCTGCGACCGATCGGATTAACTCCTCGGTGGTCGTCGCCGCGCCGCGCATTTTTGCTTTTACTGCGCCGCGCCGTGCCTCGAGTGTACCCGTCCCGGTCAGACCGTAAGCGGTCTCCCAGAGTCCAATCCACTCTTCCGCTCCGGAGACAGTGAGGTTTTTTATCATCCGGTCATATGCCGCAGATAGTTTATCCACCTGGGACTGTACGCCGCGCTGAAAATCTGCGATATAGGGATCAATACCGAGCCGGTAGGGGAGCATATCAAGTAGCTGCATGTAGCGTCACCTCTCCTAAAGTCGGTATGTCCGTCTCGCTGATCGAGAGGTTTCCCGCCGCGCCGTTGATGGTTAAATTGGTATAATCTTTTACTCCATCGATCTCAGACAAAAGCCGCCCAACCACAGTGAGGATGACCTCAGTATCGACCGAAAAAGCGAGGGATAAAAGATACTCTGCCGCTTTTTTGGTAAATGCGTTTTTGATCGCGCTAATGTCCGTACCAGTGCGGAGGATGACGCTTGCCGAAATGGCTACATCCTTTTTTGTCCCTGCAACTACGGTTACATCTGCGCCGATTGGAGCGGACTCTTTAATGTGTGCTTCGGCGTTTTTTACCACCTCAGCGCTCGGTACCGTATATCCGTCTCCGGCAAGGACTACTTTAACCGTTCCCGCCCCATCCCAGAGCGGATAAACCTTTGCCGCACCGACTCCTGCGACCTCTTTTGCCCACTGCAAATAGTGATATACATTGCCGCTTGTCGCCGGAGTCCGAAGTCGGTCATAATATCGCGCGACAAGACTTGCGTCCGACTCCTCGTCATATCCGCCGGTCATCTCTCCGGTTGTCCAACTGGTCAAGCCGTTCAGCGCGGTTTCCTGTACTGTGACATTGTTAGCTGGTACATTGTAAGTCGCGCCCTCGCTTACCGCTTCGAGTGTACCGGATGCGCTCCCGCCTTCGCCGATCGTCACGGCTTTGGTCAGCTGATACCTTAGCCCCTCTTCGGTCAAAAAGATTTTCCCCGCGGGGATCGTGGTTCCCGATTTGCCGGTAAAGGTAATCGTGCCTTTTGCCTTTCCGCCGGGTTTGCGCTCGATGCCATAGTCGGCACAGTGCCGATCAATCCAAAAGCCGGAATTTTCGTCCGGGAATACGATGGACGGAATACTCTCTAACTGCATATAGTATTCCCAAATTGCTTCTGCTGTCGGTGCGATAAGGTCATAGGCAAAAGAGCCGGTCTGCGTGTCCCAGAGATCAAATTTGCTTAAAATTCCCGCTTTTATCGTCTCGGGAGTAATATCCTCATACATTGACGCTCACCTCCCCATAAATCGTTTTTACCTTGCAGGATATCGTTAGTTTTGCATCCTTAAAGTCAACTCTAATATCGTTGACTGCCGTAATATACGGATTTACCATCAGGCATTCCCGGACATACCGGATCGCCTCGGCTTTTTTGGTGTCCTCGGTATACGCCTGTCCGATCAGGATTTCGACCTCGTCGCCGTATGACCAAGGAAAAATAATATGCCTATATCGCACCGTAAGGAGCGCGTTATAAATCCACGTTTTGACCGCTTCCGCGCCCTCGACCATCACCGGCGCGCCGTTTTTTATCACCGGATGATCGCCGATAAAATCCCACTTGACCTCTCGGCACATCGGGAGTTCGTTTTCCGCTGCGGTTAGCACCGGCTGTACGCCGGGAAAGATACTCGCCATTAACCACGCACCACCTTTGCGATAAGATACGCGACTTGATCGTCTACTAAAAGCACCGCGACAGTATCACCGACCGATAAAAGACTATCCTGTTTCCATCGGAGTTTTGCCGCATTGCTTGTATACGCCCCGTCCGGATGATCGGGAAAAGAGATCGTCTCCATCTCCCAATCGCGCTTAGTAAAAAGCCAGTTTACAAAAAGGCTCTCGCCCTCATAGACAATCCCGGCAATATCCACCTTGTACGGATTTACGCTTGTAACCGTCCCGATCCGCCAAGGCTGCCCCGCCATGTTTTCAGACTTTTCCCCCGTTCGGGCGATTTTATCAAAATTATCCATCAATCACCCTCCCATCTGGTCATATTTATAAGTGCTCATGCTTACCTTTTTACTGCTTGTGCTGTCTGCGCTTGCCTTTTTCTTTTTGGTCGATTTGGTGGATTTTGAGGATGTTTTTTTGCCGTCTGCGTTTGGTGCGCTTCCGGCTTCCTGTTTATCCATCAGTTCCCTAAAACTAAGCGTCAGCTTATTGTAATACACGCCATTTTTCCACTCGTGAGTGTCCGCGCTGATCCAAAAAAGCCCGCATAATCCGGTGTATTCCTCTTGTACAATGACCGTATTCCCACTTATGTTTTGGACATTTCCGAGACACTGTACAACCGCCTGTTGATCTAAACCGGTATCGGCTAAAGTCTCCTTTGCCTTATCACGGGCTTCCTTTTCTTTTCCGTCCGCCGCTTGCAAAATCTGCCGGATCGTGCCATAATCCCCCGGAAGATCATCCTGTTTAACGGTATCCAGTTTTTTGGCGTTTTTATCGTAGATCACAACTTCGGTCACCGTTTTCTCGATCGAGTCCGTATAGCTTGCATCTTGCAAATTGGATTTGCCCTTGATTACAAGCGTATTCTCGTTTTTCTTGATCTCGATGACCTCAAATTTATCTCCGTTTAACCGAGCCTGATACTTTTTGCCGTTTTCGCCCGAAGCGAGGGTGTAGCCGGTCATGATTGCTTTGTACACGCTCACACCGATAAAATTCCGGCTAAAGGTATATCCGGTGCTTGCTAAGTCGCCGACCGTGATGCCAAATTCGCCGCAAAGGTCAGCCGCGACCGCCTCCGGGGTGGTGTTTTTATACTGGCGCACGATCTGGTTCCGGTTAAGGTAAAACCCTTTATCATAAGCCGTGACCGTGACCGTATTGGACGAGGTTGCCCGCGCCCGCTTAATCACAAACCCCGAAAAAAGGAGCGTATCGTCCAGTAAAAATTTTACCGCTGTCCCCGGCGCGGCGTCAAAAGTCGGGATGCTTTTATCATACGGACTCGCCGCAATGGTGGCTATCAGTGTTCGCGCGCACTGGCTATAACTGCCGCTCCATTTGATGGTGGAGCAAAGCCCGATGACGTCCTTTTCACCGATGATAAGAGATAACATGTTTTATCACCTCTCTGTCATCATGTTTCCGCCCGCGCCGCCGCCTTTGGATACGGGTGTGCGCGGCCATTTTACTTCCGTTTTGCCGGTATTCTTATTTTTTTTGACGGTCGGTTTACTTTTACTGTTTGTGCCGGTCGGGCCGGTATAAGATGCAGCATCTACGATTTCACGCTCCGGGATTTTGAGTACGTCTCCCGGATAAATGAGATTCGCGTTTTTGATACCATTGACCGCCGCCAGTTTATACGCGAGACTCCCGTCCCCGTAATACTGCTTTGCGATTGCCCAAAGGGTATCACCGCTTTTTACTTCATAAGTCTGTTCACTAGATACTGGTTCGTTTTCGGTTTCTCGCCCCTCTCCGGTGCCGTTTAGATCAACCGTCTCCATTGAGCGGTACTCTTTAAGGGTGAGTGTAAAATCTACGTCCCCGGTGCCGTCCGACTCGCCGTATTCGATCGCCGCCGGAAGAACCGCGAGATTGACCGGTGTATCTGATACAATAAACCGAATAACCGTTTGATCGTTGATCCATCCCTCGATCTGCTCTGCCATTGCGTAAGGATCACCGCCCGAAAAGCTGTAACTCCGTTGTTCGGCGGGGAAAAAGGACTCGATCTTGATTTCACAAAGCCCCGGCTGTCCCCATACATTGACGTCACCCAGCTGATGGATGGATAGCTTTTGGACGTTGTTGGATTTGGAGACAGTAAAAGTCTGCGGCGTGACCGGCAGGATCATCTCGCCTCCGTCACTTTTTAGGATAAATTTATGCACAGCCATTACTTTCTCCTCCTCTCCATCTCCCAGAGATACACGGCCGATAAAACGGTTTTCTCGCCTTCGGTCATCCGGTAATATTCGCCCGGCGTGATGTGGTGCTCACACATCAGCCAGCAGATGATCCCCATTTCGGGGTCACCATCATCTATTTTTTTTTAATCTCTTCGATCGTCACCGACCGATAACCGGACAGCTTTTCGACCATCCGGGATAAGTCCTCGATTTCGCCCGGAAGAAGAATCTTTTCGATCAGCTCCGCCGGGGTGACCGCGCCATATTTTTCCTGCAACGCGGCATTCTTAAAATCGGGATCGACTACGCCCGCTAAAAGAATGTGCAGCGGAATCCGCTCATCGCCGAGTTTCCTAATTTCCGCGACTCGGTTATATCCGAGCGACTGCAAGGTAAAAACCACGCCCAGCCGCTTGACCTTGACCTGTTTTTCCTGCCGTTTTTCGATTTTATCTTCGCCCAGCAGAATGTCTAATGCTTTACTCGCCAACTGTATCACCTCCATACTCCATTTGTAACTGTAATACGATCGACGTCATACTATAACGCTTTTTATCATCATCCGTTATCGTATAGGTGCGCTGCTCGTATAAATCCGATACGATCATAAGGGCTAAAACATCTGCCCGCGCACACTCGGGATAAAAGCCCACCGCCGACACGATATACTCGTTAGCGGCGGTGAGAAGGAGATTGATATAAGCGTCATCAGCGTCTGTCTCGATCTTTAACGCGCTCTTTACGCTGTTAATATCAATCATGATATTATCCCTTTACGACTTAGGAAGCGGAAGCGGACAGTGCCAGATCGCCGCGAACAAGCGCTTTGTCATCGATAACCGCGCAGTCAAGACGCTCGATCGCTCTCCATACGGTCATATCCTTGTCAAACGCATCACTCGCGACCGTAGACGATACGATCGATACGCCCTTGCGGACAAAAAGACGGACAGCCGACTTAAGATCGCCAATCAGGAAAGGAATGTGATTTTTGAGCGTAGTAGACGCTCCGGTCTGAGTGGTTTTAAGGGTCGCATTGCTCAGGACGACAACCGGGAAGCCGAACAGTCTGTACTGAGTCGGATTGACCGCATCGGGTACCAACAGGTAACGGTCGTTTTTGTCCTTAAGAGTATCGAGATACTGTAAGCCGTCCTGATTGGTGACGATCGAGATAAACGGTCTAAAGACAGGGTCGAGCGTGACGTTAACCGCCTTTTTGATGTCGTCGATGCCCGAAAGGGTGGTCGCGGAAGAGCCGATCGTCTCGATCTTGTCCATGATAATCTTATTGCGACCAACGCGGGAAGCATTGCCGATCCAGTCGATCAGAGCGCCGGTAATGTTGGCGTCGGTATCTTCGAGCAGCTCGTTAGACGCATAAAACTTATCCGCGTACTTTTTGACCGAATAGGTGATCTGGGTAAAGGTGGGGGTATCTGCCGCCGCGATTGCCGCGCCCTCGTCTACTGCGGTCAGCCCGGTCTGCTGTGCGCGGGTCTTAAAGGTGCGGGCGCCGGAAAGGGTCGAGACGTTTTCGACCGAAACCAGCTTTTCGAGGGAGTCAGCGCTCTCTCTAAAGGTCTGGATCTGATGATCGATGTCCTCCGGCACGGTGTAACCGCCGTTTGCGTCCGTGCCCTCGGTGAGATTTGCGTTTCTAAAGCCGTGGCGCGCCGCATTGGCGAGTGCCTTTACAGCGTCCATTTTCCGATCCTCCTTTTTCTTTTCGGGGAGTTTGTCTTTGACTTCTTCTTTTTCCATCTTGTCGAGTGCTTCCTGGATTTCAATTGCGGACGCTTCGTCCTCGACTTCTTTCATCTTTGCTTTTGCTTCGGCGATTTTTCTGTCATTCAGCAGCGCTTCTGCTTCGGCTTTTTTTGCGGAGAGATTTGCTCTCATTTCATCGATTTTGTTCATTATTTTTACCTCCTTAGATGGTTACGTTAAGCGTGATGTCCTCGATCGCGTCCAGAATCTGGATCGTCGCGTAAAGAAACACCTTATCGTCTGTGCCCGCCTCTTTGATTGCCTGTTCGGTCATCTCGGACACGTCCACGCCTTTGGATTTGAGATAGGTTTTCTGCGCGGCGAGATCGATGCCGACATCCGATGTACCCGACTCGAGAATCCCGTCCAGCTCGAGCTGCTCGAGATACCCTTTGACCGCCGAGATCAGCAGGCACTTGTTGTCGTAACTGTTTGCATACTTACCGATATAGCTGTCCTCCGCTGTCCGGCGAATATCAAAGCGGATCATGTCCATTGCCTCTACGATCTTGATTTTCTTAAAGGCAGCGCCTTTGTCCTGCGTCGTGGTGGTAAAACTGTTGACTCCGCGTCCGACCTTGGCTTTGTCGCCGTCGTGGATCAGGATAAATTTGCCCGCATCAATCGCGTCATCTGCGTCCGATTTCCCGAGCCGGTCAATATCGATGACTTCGGGAAGCGGTGCGTAGGTACAGGAGATGGTCATCGGCGTACCGGCGATCAGCCCCGCAATCCGGCTGGCAAACTGCGCCGGGGTAAACGTGCCCTCACTTGTTTTGATGTTAGTGGTCGTAAAATTGATGATCCCCTCGCTGTCACTTGCGCTGTTCGGGAGGACGGCCTTAAACTTACGATCCTCGTTAGCTCTCTGAGACTTTACCCAGCTTGCGACTTCGGCCGCATCGGTGTCAGCGGTCGAGGGCGGCGCACAGATATAATCAAATTCCTGTGTCTCTGCCCATTTAAGCGCGTCCGCAATTGCAGTGTCGCTCCCGATCACATTGACAAGCACCTTTTTCGGCGGAGTCTGATAACCAACAAAAGCCCGCTTGATATATGCGATGTTTTCGGCGGAGATTCCGCTCGGCATATCGGTAATATCGCCCATCTCATACGACCCGATGCCGCCCGAGTCCCTGACGATCAGCGCGACAATGCCCTTTTCCGAGCGCGTGATCGCGGTGATCCCAGTAGTCTTAAAATTGACTACAATATTCGGTAAACCCATTTATTTTCCCTCCTTACTCATAGGATTCCGACACGGTATCAAGCAGTTCCATATCGGTAAAAGTAAACGGCGTTTCGATGTTTCCCGCGGTGTTGTTTTCCCAATCCATCAGCGTCAGCTCGTCAAAGCTGACATTAGTAAACCGGATTCTTTCCGCGCCGTATGCGTCCGGGTCATCCAGCTTGCCAATGATCGTAAAACGGACGTCCTTGCCGTCTTTGATCTTATCGGCGAGGAGATGCAGCATTCGCGAGTTAACTTTACGCATTCCCACTGAGCCAGTGCCCTTATAACTGGTGACTTTGGTATCGACTGCCATCGAGCCGTTACGCCCGATTTCGGTTTTGTTGTACGTCAGTTTCGCGCTAAATTTGTAAGTCTCGCTGACCAAATCGCCGTCAAACCAGACCTCGCCCCAAGTGCCGGACATAACGCGCTTGGCGCTATCAAATCTTGACATGAGTAATACCCCCTTTGATTTCGGCCAATCTTAGCCGCATTTTAATAGCTTCCACTTCTTCGCTGATCGCTTCCGCCGGGTCTTCTTCCCGCTCTGATTTCGGAGTCGGTTCGGATTTTTCCGGTTTCGCCAGTCCTTCCGGGAGCGTCAGCCCCATCTTTTTAAGATACCCTTCCGCGTCCGCGCTTGCCGCGATCGCTTCCGCGCCGGTGAGGGTAACGGTAAAAATCTTTGCGGTCTCTTCGGCATTCAGCCAGCTTTCCGACTTGATGAGCGCTTTAACTGCTTCTTCGTCTGCATCTTTGGTAAATTTTTTACGGTATGCGTTAAAAATCGTCTCGTCCAGTCCGTCTAAAACTGCCGCCGTTTCCCGGAGCGCATCGGCGTTGCCCATTGCCCCGCACCACGCTTTGTGGATCATAAAATAAGCGTTTTCCGGTATTTGGATTTCGTCCGCCGCCATTGCAATGACGCTTGCGATACTAGCCGCCATGCCATCGATCACCGCTGTGACTTTGCCGGGATAGTCTTTTAACAGGTTGTAAATCGCAATCCCGCTAAAGACATCCCCGCCCGGCGAGTTGATCCGGAGAGTAATGTCCTTGCCGTCTGCATTTTTAAGCATCTCCCGGATGTCCGAGGGGCAAGCATCATCATTGCTCCATTTGTAGCTTTTATCCGATACAATTTCGCCGTATAAACTGTATTCCGTATCATTGATCTGATTCCAATACTTTGTCATCGTCTACACCCCCTTTCTCGGTTGCGCCGTTTTTGGTGTACTGCTTGCCTAGGTCGCTAAGCCAGATTCCCGCGCCATTGCCACGCAGGAGCTTGTCCGTCCCCTCGATAAACGGTAATCCTTCGAGTTCGCGTACCTCTGCGACCGTTTTAATCGAGTTATTAACCGCTTTGACGTGTGCGTCCATCCGGGATTCCGGGTCGCTCCGCAGCATTGCGTCAACGTTAAACTGGAGATAAACCCCATTCGCCCGCTCACGCCGCGAGAGTAAAACCCAATCCATCTCCTGTTCGTATGCGGTTAGCGTCCCCTGCATCGTATCTGAGTAAAACGCTCGATTCTGCTCCGCAATGTTATTATAAGTCGATTTTGTTAAATCATTAAGCTGAAAACTTTTTACCCCGAATGCGTTTGCGATCTGCCGTTCGGCAAGCCCTTGTAACTCAAAAAACTGAGAGTTTACAAGTTTTGTTTCTAACTGAGTTACCTTAAACTCGCTCGGGATCGGTACGACTCGCCCTGCGTTTTTCGCCCCGCCGAGGGTTTCGAACCGTCTGCGGATTTTTTTTTGGTTTTCGGCGTTTAGGTCTCCTACATACTGTACGATCAGCGGGTCTTGCAGGCCGGATTTATATTTATCCCTGAGTACCGCCGCCGCATCATTTTCGTTCTGGATGATGTCGGCAAGGTATTTCCGGATCCCGATCCCCTGCACCCCGTCCGGCGCGAAATTTTGGAAACTTGCGATCTCGTCCGGGCGATAAATCAGTTCTCCCTTTGCCGGATCGTTGTAGCTGTACCAGATTTCCGGGTCAACTGCGCCTCCGGTATCATCGATCCAGATCGACACTCTCGCGGAGTCGAGAGGATAAATCCCCCTGACCTGTCCGGCTCTCATATCCAGCACCCAAAACGCCCGCCCGGTGTCCAGCCGCTGGAACTCGGTTGCCCACAGTAAATCATAGGCTGACATATTGCGGTTTGGCCTGAGGGATAAAAGTTCCCACAGCGGATGCGACATTAACTTTTTTGTGCCGTTTTTATCGTCCGTCTGTAAAACCTTGATCGGGAGTTTTGCCAGTGCATCGCACCGGATACGCATACAGGCGTAGTAGGTCGCGGCATATAAACTGTCGCTCCGTCTCGGCGTCCGATCCGACTCATAAAGGTTGCCGAGATCGTCCAAAGATAAGACCTCTCTGACTGCCGCTTTCGGTGCGCCGATTTTAAGCGCCTTTTTGGCCCTTGTAAATACGCTCATGCCCTGTCTCACCCCCTTTCACAGTTTGTATTATCTCTATATATTATACCACAAGTATAGTGATTTTACGCCGTTTTATCAAGCGGACAGCATAAAAAAATAAGCGCCGCCCCGAAGGACAGCGCCTGTTATATTATAATATACCATTCCGCAGCGTTTACCATGCGTCAGAGTCAAGCCACTCTTCGACCGATTTTTCCGGCTTGTAAAAGTCATGATACATCGCCAGTTTGTACGCACAAAGTAAAGCGTCCACCGGGTCGATTCGTTTTTTCGCGGCGTCTTTGTCGATCTTTATCATCCCCTGATTGCTCTTTACAACGGCGTTGCCCATCGCAAAGGTCAAAAGCGGGTTTGGCTCATACTTGACATTGCCGGAATATACCTGTTCCCGAAAACCTAAGGTTGACTCGTTTAGACTCCGCTGAGACTGGTAGACCTCCTCGACCTCATAGCCGTCATTGGATAAATCCATCATCATCTTACTTGCCCCCGCCGGGTCGAAGCAAAGGCATTTGATAATCCAGTTTCTTTTTTTGCAGGTATCGAGGACATAAGCCATGACCGCCGATTGGTCGACAATCTCGGTATCGGTAACGGTTAAATACCCCGCTTCGCGCCATGCGGTGTACGGTGCTTTGTCGGTGATCTCATGTTCCCTCAGCCGCTCCATTGATGGGATAAAGCTGTGACTATAAACATAATATCGCACCGTTTCCCCATCCTGATCCAACTGCGGGATAATAAACGCTACACTGGTAAGGTCGATTTTAGCCGAAAGGTCGAATCCAACATAAACCTCTTCGCCTGATAAATCCGGCATATTTGGCTCTTTACAAAGCGCCCATCTCGCCATGTCCATATAGCCGTTTTCTTTTGCCTGCACCCATTGATCCAGACATTTCGTCCGAAACGCAATCATCTTTTCGGGCACGGCTTTAGCCAGCTCATAATCTCCTTTGAGTTTAGCCATCCCTTCGGGGTAACTGCTCCGGATCGGGTTTGCCTTGATCCATGTCTTTTCGTCCCCCGGATCGTCCCCTTTATCCGCTTCCAAAATATCGCAAAAGTATTCGTCATTTTCGACCGCATCGTTATCCGGGTCTAAAAGTTGAGCGCAATAACTGTACTCCTGCGTATAACATGGATAACTTAAATCCATTCCGGCGGTCGTGATAATCATTAAAAGCGGCTCTTTGCTCTGAGAGCCTAAGTTTAAGTCATAAAATTCTGTCGTTTCGTGCTGATGATACTCCATCTGTTACCGCAAAGGCTTTTTATCCCTTGCTTCTTATGGTTTCCCATAAGTTCAGCATATATTTTCGGCTTTTGCCGTCCGAGGCTCGTGGAGGGATTATTGCTTGCTTACCGCTCACCCTCTATGCGTTACAAATCGGATTGCTTTTCCGACTCTCGGTATTATCATGCTTTATCGTTTAGATTCCACCGATACACCCGGATTTACCCTCGACAAGTATGTCTATCGAGCACTAAAAGCGCCGGATTGGTACCATCTCCTTTCCGTCCGTCCTCTTTGGACAGCGGACGGATAAAACTGCCGGTTTTAATGTGCTTGATCTGATCCCGCCCAACCTTAAATTTTACCCTGAGCGGACTCCCCTTTAACATATTGGCGCACTCGCTAAAGACGATCTTGGACTGATCGCGTTTTGTCCCGGCGGTGTAGACTTCCGCCATTTCTTTATTTTTGCTCGCCGTTACGCTGATTTCGTAAAGCGAGATTCCTGATTCAATTTGTGATTTCAATTTGTTATCGCGTAGGCTTTTTATCCCGCGCTTCTTACCGTCACCGGTAAGTTCAGCATATATCTTCCCCGTGGGTTTTCGCCTTTAGGAGTCGGACACTCGTGGAGGGATTATATTCTGTTTAACAGTTTCGCCCTCTATGCGTTACAATGCCGGTTGATGTGGTTCAACCGGTTATCTCGGTGTTTTCTAGATAGTAAATTTTTGCACCATCAATTTTAGCAAGATTTTCTCGATTTTTATAGCATTGCGGCGAAAGAGCATAAGGTTTCCCCGATTTTATCGTTTTGATTAACGTACTTTCGGTAATACCTAGCTTTTCAGATACATATCGTAAACATCCATATTGCTCTTTGTGCCCATCTGAATATAAAATCTCAACTTTTCGCGCGCTGGGATGCTGATCTGGCGGGATTTCTCTAAGTTTTTGCTTAAATGCTTCGCTATGATGTTTTCCAAGCATACCTTTCGGATGCCCATTTTTCCATACGGCGCCGCATTTTCCCTCAGCATTCAATTTTTTCATCAGCTTACTTTGAGCGCGTTTTTTCTCTTCGCTATGGTGCTTCCCCTTCATACCCTTTGGATGCTCTAAATACAAATGTCCGGCTCTTCCACCTTCCGCGACATTATATCCTTTATCCGGGTTTCGAGAATCATAAAGAGAAATGTAATATTTTTCTTTTTCTTCTCCTTCTTTTTCCGTAAGCCCCGACTCAAGAATAATATGTTCGAAATTATTCCAACCGAATTTTTGAATTGCATCCCAAAAGGTACTTGGCTTATATTCGCACCCGCCAAAGCGCCACCGCCGGTTTATATCGTTAGTAACGCCCACATAAACCTTGCCATTTAGCTTGTTCTTGTGCATATACACGGTATAGCTCATATGATTCACCTCATACTTATTATACCATATATAACGCTAAAACGCAAATGTAACCACTAGATTTCCACCGATTTTGCCCGATCATACTCCTATACGTTTCCGCATAGGACGCCAAATTCTAGCATTTTTTCTGCCCACCTCACAAAACGATTTCTTAAACCGTCTCAGTCCATCCGGCCTTTTCCATCCGTATATCTGGCATATCATAAATTTTTGCCAGTCGGTCAGCATAATCGGCTTTCCGGCCAGTACGCCCTTTGAATGTCTCAGCATAGCAAACCAGTCTACTATGTTTTTCGCCGCGTCCTCGTCCCAGATAAACGGCGGGTTTTTCCCATCCGCCCGCCGGAAGTCTTTTAACAGCCGCTTGCAAGCCCAGATATGTTTTTGCCCTGAGATGATTTTACCGCTGATGCAGTCCTGCGCGTACAGGGTGATTTCCTCTTTGATCGTCATTTTCTCATCACCCCTCGATTTTACCTTTTACCCATCGTGTAAGCTCGTCACTAGCTTCAAGGGCTAATCTTTTTGCCTGTGTCTTTGAGTCGGCATAAAAGCCAAAGCCGACTACCCTCATACGCTTACTTTTTGATCTTTTTGCGGCTATTACCGTGCGCGCGATTTTTACTTTATGACCGTTTTCGAGATAATTTGTAATCGCGCCGGGAGAATTTCGCCCGGTTTTACCCTTTATCGCTCTCACCGCGGCATATCCGCCGCCTGAACCAACGTGCGGTGTCTGCCATCCTTGTACCGTCATATGCTCATCGTGGTTAGGCAGATTATGCCTTACATTTCCGGCAACGATTCTTTTCATTTCAACCGCCACACGCGTATGGATGCTTTCTCTCATATCGTGCGATTCCCGCATGATGGAGTCCAAACGGTTTTTTAACTCTTCGATCCCGTTTACTTCGATTGTTTGTGCCATTAGTCATCACTCACTCTCTCGATCTCGACCTCATAGGTATATCGGTTTAAGTCATGGATAACTTCCACCCGGTATGTTTCACCGCCGATTTCCATCCGGTCTCCCGCTTCCGGCTTGTATTCTCTTGGCGTAACCGCAATGAGCCGCCTTGTGTTTTCGGCGTGACTGTCGGTATCTGATTCACGCAGATATTTTTCCGTCAATACGACCGGGAGGGTGATAATTTCTTTTTCGGTGTTTTCCGGGTACCCCTCTTTGCTCATCCCCGATTCCGTCCGGGTGACTGTTGCTTCCACCGGTTCGACCAGCGCGCAGCTTATCTTGTGATAGATCGGATGGATTCCCTCCGGGATGATCGAGGTGATAAAAAACATTTCGCCGCCTGCCTTTATCATCTGGTACGGAGTAATATCCGATTTCCGCATGAGGATTTCCGCGCCGGAAGCCCCGACTCCGGTTTTCGCAAAGACCGCGATTTTCCCGGTGTATTTGACCTTTCCCCACGTTTCCCGCGAAGGTGCCCACGCATAAACATTATTCGCATCCCCGCGTAATGTCATAACTGCAAGCCTGTTTCTCAGTTCGCCCGGATTCATGCCTTCCTCTCCTCTCCCGCTTCGCGCATATCGGTATGTACCTCTTCCATCATCGGATATCCTGCGTCCGGATCATATCCATTCCAGTCTGTCCACCGCACGACAAAATCTACTGCACATTCTCCCCGATCCTGCTCTCCGCGCGAAGTCTCTACTTTTACGCATCGATCCCCGACCGTGAGCGTTTCCATCCGAAAAAGACCCTCCACTTTATCGGCTGTTTCGAGCGCCGTAAAAAGATCGCCGTTTCGGTTGACCGTCAGCTTTTCTAAGCAATAAACTGTGATATAAAATGTTGTCTCGTCCGTACCGATGTTTTTTCTCGTCCTCGTCCATGTCACGGCGTCCAGAAAAAACGAAGGCCGCTTGAAATCCTGCTCCTGCTGATTGATGTATACCGGGCGCTCCGGAAACGCTTCGTGGATTTTCGCCGCGATCGCATTTATAACGTCCGTTGTAGTTACTGCCATGCTAACCGCTCCCTCTGCTCGATCTCGTCCGCGAGACGGCTGACGATCTCATCGATGTCTCCATCATTTCGGACGGTAAAATTATTTCCTGTTATGCTGATAGCCGCGCTTCGGCTGCCTTTATACGCCCGCGCCTCAGACGCTGTTAAAACGCGCTCTCCCTCATGGAGATAAGCCGGGAAATTGTTATACGGTACATAAGAGATACCAACCGCCCGTTGAGATGCGCTCCCCACGCCTCCGGTGCTCCATGCCGAGCCGCCTACGCCGGGATAGTTAGTCGTATAACCGTTGGTCAATTCGCCCAAAATGCTTTCCGCGGAACGCTGCGCCTCTCTAAGTGCGCTCGTTAAGCCTTGATTGAGCTTTCGCCCTAAAGTAAGCCCCATGTTTTCATAGCTTCCGGAAAGGTTCGTCTGGATTTGGCTAATCATTCCCTCTTGCGAAGAGAGATAATCTTGATATTCCTGTGTTTGGGTGTATTCCGCTTCCGCTTTGGATTTCGCCGCGGCTAAAAGCTCGCCCATTTTTGCGCCGTTGCCTTCCGCTTCCGCTTGTTTGTATTCTGCTGAGTTGTTGATGACATCTTCCATTGCATCGCGCAAAGCCTGTTCTTTTGCGTTTTCCAAACTCGCCTGATATTCACCGATTAACGAGTACATCTCTTTGACCTGATCGCCGGTCTCGCCCGAAAGATACTCGATCTCTGCGTCCATCCCCTTGATCCGCTCGGAGTTGTACCCCTCGCCCATTGCCTTGTCCAGTTCGGATTGCGCATCTTCGAGGGTGGACTGCTTGCCGGAGTAAGTCTCGCTTAACGCCTCCATTGACCCGCCGTAGTCCTGCGCCATTCCGCCCATTAAGACTTTAGCGGCTTCCGTACCATCGAGCGATCCTTTGCTGATGAGGTTATATACATCTTCTGCGGTATACTGCTTGCCTGTTGTATTTTCTTCCGATTTTGTGAGCGCATCGGCCAGATATTCGATCGCCGGAATGCCCCGCTCAATGAGCGGGTTTAAGTATTCGAGCGTGACTTTTCCGCTCGAGTTCATGCGCCCTAAATAGGTCGCGACATTTTGCAAGTCAGCGCCCTCGATACCGAGCGCCGCGCCCGCGTCGCCGACTGCGCCCATCATCTTTTTGAGCGTATCGGTGTCAAAACCATAAGACAGCCCGACTCGCGACATACTCGCCAGATCGTCATAGCTAAACGGCGTGACCGCTCCATATTCTTGCATCCACTGTGTCCATTCGTTCGCCGCCGATGCCGATCCCAAAAGCGTCTTAAACTGTAACTGACTGTTTTCCCGGTTTGCGGCGGTTGCCGATCCAGAGGTAATCGCGTCCGCAATATCCTGATTGTATTCTTCGTATTTTTCCTTTACGAGCGATTTAAAATAATCGTCTTTATTCTCAAAATTCGTGATATTTCCGCTGATCGCGCCGATAATACCGCCCGCCGCCGCTCCGACCGCTGTCCCGATTCCGGGTGCAATCGCCGTGCCGATCGCCGCCCCCGTTCCGGCGGAAGAAAGCGCCGAGGAAATCACCGTCCCGGTCTCCTGGTCAAAAGCCGATCCGATGTAGGCATTTGCCGCCTGAGAGATTAGCCCGGTGACCATCTGCCCTGCGCCCGCCGCTCCAAGCGCGGATAAAATCCCGCCCGAGCTACCGCCCGAAACGCTCCCGCCGGGAGAACCCCCGGAAACCGCCCCTCCGCTGCTTGCCCGATTGTTAATCTTGGACTGCTCACTGTAAAGATCGTTTAACGCCTTCTGCGCGTTTTTGGCTTCGGAGGTTACGGCTTTTAATTCGCCCGAGATATTGTTGTAGTTATATTCTGCGTCTTCGAGCCGCTTCGCGCTTTCCGCCGTATCATCGAGACTTTTTCTCGCTTCCGAAAGCTCCTTTTTCGCTCTTTGCACGTCAACCGCGATACTCGCCTTTTTCCGGTTCAGGCTGTCAATCTTCTGTCCTGCCGTCTGCACTTCTTTTTCAAAAGAGGTGAGATTCTTTTTCATTCCCGCGATACCGGAAGAAAAATTATCCTTGACCGATACCGCAATACTTGCATCTACTGCCATTTTTATCATATCTCCTTTCTGTAGGTTTATATCTATATTTTACCATATTATGAGCCGTTTTACGTCAAAAGTGTTATAGCACGACGTCAAGTCGAGATATGCAATTTATCGTGTATTTGTCAAATTAAATATGCAAAAAGTATTGACATACTCTAGAGTATGTGTTATAATATAATTGTCAGAGGGAAACCAATGATAATACGGTGGCAAGGCCGGAAAGGAGATTTGTATGAAAGATATGACAAACGAACAGTTTCAGACAATGTTGAAAATGATCGTCCAAATCATTAAAGACAGCGAAACTAAAGAAGAAGCTGTAAAAAAAATAGAAGCCCTGATTAAGTAATCAAGACTCCTATATCGGCAAAAGTGAGGCGGAACTTGCCACCGCCCTCACTTTTATTATATCATATTCGGCAAGAGAAAGGAACCCCTCTGGCATGGAAAAATCCAAAAGAAAAACAGCTACCAGCAGTGAAGTCAAAATGCGGTATAATTCCAAAACTTATAAGCATTACGGCATTGATTTACGGTATGATACAGACTCTGATATTATCGAGGCTGTAGAAAAGTTAAAATCTAATGGATTAAGTACAAAGCAAGCAATTGCTCAACTTATACGCAAAAATTTATAATTTTATCCCCCGTTATCATTAAGTAACGGGGGATTTTTTTATTTCAGATATTTCCAGCTGTCATGTATCTTTTTGCTTTCTTCGTCGGTCGGGAGCATCGTTCTGCACTTTTTGATATAGGCTTTCTGCTCCTCGTCGAGCACAGGCGGTTTCGCTTTTCCGCCGTCGTGGACTTTGATCCAGTAATCATCAAACTCGACTCCCATCCGCTTGCAGTCCGACGCCGCCATATCGATCCATGTATCCGGGTCAACGTCAAAATAGCCAATCATCTTATGATAAGCCGCCGCCGCGAACCGCTCGACTCGCTCCCGCCCAAAACCAAACTCATCATGGAGCGCCGCCGCGCAGGCAGTCAGCATACAGGTGGCGATAAACCCCCGCTCAACATGGATATTTTTTTGTACATACTTCCACGCCGCCTCTTTTACTTCCGGACTGAGACGTACCTTGCTTTTCATTCTTTTTCATCCTTTCCTTTTCTCCTCCCACCATGAGAGGAACTTCTTTTGGATAAATATTTTTTCTGTTGTTTTGTGATTGTTCCGCACTCCGAACGTCGATCTGTGCGGGCGTTCCGCAATCGCCGCGCATCCTGCCGGTGCTGTATACTCCGAGATAAAAACCGGAAAATCCTGCGCCTGTACCCACGCATCAAAAGCCGCAAAATCAAAGCCGCCGTAGCATTGGGCATTCATTCCTCTATACGGCGGGTCGATATACACCACCGTACCTGATGGGATTTTTACTTCGCGATAATCTTTTTGAGATGTTTCCAGACCTTGCAGCCTTTCCAGACTTTCTAGCCTTTCCAGACTTTGCAGCCTTTGCAGATTGTCACGCCCCACACGAGACATTGCGGAATACCCCTGCTGAGATAGCCACCAACGGATATATTTGCTTTTATACTCCTCATGATGTGACTTAATGTCCGCGCGGCTTCCGTCCGAGTCAATTCCCATCGCGAGTAATAAACTGTTATCGCCTAAAACCCGCGCAAAATGCACTGCCTTTTTCCATGGCTCAATTTCCTTGCTGTAAAGGTAACCCATACCATTATTTCCAAACGACCAACACAAGCGCACATACTCGTCCGTGTCTTTCAGCCGATAAAAGTCCTCCCGGCTGATCCACCGCTTTTCTTCGCGGTATTCGCCTTTCGCCGCCCTGACAAACAGGTCAGGCGCTTTGCTAATATCATTTGCAATCACCCTGCCCCATTTGTCAGATAAAAGCGCCGCGTGTGTAATCGCGCATCCGCCCGCCATTAGATCGATTAAAACATCCCCCGCGGGGAGTAAATCGATAACCCAGTCCGCCAGCTTTGATTTGCTCCCCTGATAGGGGACGCCGTATCTTGCCATATGCTCTCCATATAGGCTTTATTTTTTTCCATCCTTTCTTCTGGCATATCCAAGTTGCCCATTTTCACCGCAATTTTACTGTGCTCTCAACCATTCGACTTTTCGGCGTGATCTTTACCGGCTTTTGACTTACAATGTTTAAGACCTCGATAACAACAAGGATAAAAAGGGCAACTTTGATATGTTTCGTGTTAGACTTCCTTCGGCACTTCTGGCAGCTCACACCACCACTTTGGCATCGTGATGATACCCCCGAAAAACGCCCGGTCACCATCAAAACGTACCGGTCTTAACTCCTGATCAACGCGCGCCATAAACCCCTCGCCGGAAAAGCCGTCCTCGCACCCAAAGAGTACCCGCTTTCCCGCAAGTGGCGGGTCTGTTTTAATTAGATGCCATGTCATCCCAGTCATCCTCCAGTTCTTTGATCAGTGCGTCGATTTCTACCCTTGCTTCCGCTGTGCCGATCATGATCCCGCTATCCATATCAGCTGCCCCCCAGCTTCCTTCCTCGGCTTCTTTTCCGGCACGCGCGCTGTACATTTCCGCCTTATCTACCAGATAGTTGCTCAGCTTCCTGAGCTTTTTCAGTACGTCTTTTTTTGTCATACGATTCTCCTTATCCGATGCTCTCACTCATATGATGCGCATCAAGCCATGCTCTTGCCTTTACTTTTACCTCTTCCGGCGTATCTACAATCGCCAAGACGGCTTTGTATACGCCAGCCCAAAACACAACGTCATTTTCTGGCCAATCCTTTCGGTATTTGTTCAAAAAGGCTTTGATCTTCTTCTCGTCCAAACTCCAAAGCGCCTCGTCCCGCTCTTTTGCATATGCAATCATTTTTCGTTTCCTTCCACATCGTGATGTTCCCACCAGTAAGCCACCATCTTCTTATAAAGTTCATATTGTTCTTTGGTTGCGATCTCGATGTACACGTAAGGCTCTTTTTTTACGTTCCACGCGCCAATTTTCTCGTCATAATAAATGTCCATTTTATTTTTCCTCCTTTTCCCATAGGGCTTGACCGATGCTCGTCATATACACGCGGTTTATTGTGTTTGTATCGTATGAGCTATTGTTTATTAACTGCCTGTTAGGCAGGCTATTGCGGTGCGCATCGATCGCGCTCATTGTCGCATTGTCATATTGCAGCAATTCTTCGTATCGTACCAGCTGCTTTTTTATTTCTTCGGGTAATTCCCGCTCCCTCCCCAATTCGTATTTTTTATTTTCGGTCATTTTCGTTTATCCTTTCTTCCGCCGGATTCCATCGGCAGCTGTCCGTATCTTTGCTATAGTCACAAGCAAAATCGTTATCGTGACACGCCGAGCAGAGCATCAGCCACTCCCCGCAGTAGGGACAATAAGCTCTGTATCCGTCTTTTTCCGTGTCCCAGATGATCGTCACCTCTTTGCCGCATGATGGGCATAGCTCGGTGACTTCGTGCGGGCTCATCTCAAGGTGCAACTGATCCAGCCGCCTTAAAACCTCGCGTTTATCCATCGTCCTCGACCTCTCCAAGCTTCATAAAACAGCCCCAGAAGGTTTTCGATTGTTTCCCGCTATGATGTCCGAACAAGGGCTTTTCTCCGATCGCCTTCCAGACCTTTTCGGCCGGAATGTCGCTTTCAGCCCACTTAAATATCAGGACGCCGTCAGTCTTAAGGACGCGCATACACTCCGCGAAGCCATCGTGGAGCATGGACGGCCAGTTCTGATCCAGCTTTCCATATTTTTTCGCAAGCCAGGAACTGTCTCCCACGCTTAAAAGGTGTGGGGGATCCCAGACGACCACAGAAAACGATTCGTCAGGGAACGGGAGATCCGTGAAGTCACATAAAACGTCTGGGGTTACGTCACAGACGCGCTCCGATGTCCCATCGCGGCTCTTCCATATCCGCATTTCTTTTTCCTGACGTTTGTCGCAGAACAGCGCCGCAGGGTGGTGCTTGTTAAACCAAATAGTCCGCGATCCACAGGTCACGTCAAGAATTTTCTTTTCGGGTGCTGGGATCATCATCCGCTCGATCGCTGCGTCCAGCTTATCCATCGTCTTCAGCCTCCCTCTTTATCCCCCGGCTGCAAAAGTCATCAGCGCGAGTCCACGCCAATGTCTTATCTACACTCGGCTCTCCATACCTGTAGCCGTGCGTAACTACGCTATCAAATCGCCCACAGTGCGCTCCAACAACCATACCCTCGCTTAAAGGTACAAAAAGTTCTCCTGGCTTGCAATCTCTTACTGTCCCATCGTTTTTATGTACCTGCTCAGGTACAAAATAAATACATTCCCAGCAATAAACCCCGCCCGCTGCGTGGACGGAATCAACTTCAGGCGCTTCCCGATCCAGCCGCCTTAAAACCTCGCGTTTATCCATCGTCTTCCATCCCTTCTAAAATTGCCGCGATTCCCATCAAAGCCACGGCTGTAGCATCGATACGCCCTTGATAATATCTTGCCTGCGAATAATCGTTCCCCATTGCCAAATTTTCGGCGCGGATTCTTTCACGGTCGGCATCCAAATTTTTATACAGCGCGTCCAACTTTTGATAAATCTCGATTGTTTCTTCTTCGGCGATCAGCCCTTTTGCCAGTAAAAGCCCATCTGCCACGCCTTCGTAATAGGTTTCCCAACTCCCTTCCGCACGATCCTTTGCCTTGGCCATATCGTTTGCTCTGTCTCCAATCGCGCTAAAAAGTCCCTCTGCGTCAATCAGTCTCATCGTCCTCGACCTCCTGTTCCCAGCACCACGCCCACGGTTTGCCTTTCGCTTTCTCGCAATCAAGGCAATGCGCGTCCCCACAATAGCCTACACGCCGGGGTGTCAAAAGCGGCAACCCGTATTCGTCCATTGGTGCATTCGGATGTTTTTCCAAAAAGTCCATGAGCCGCGTTTTTTTCGGGTGTTCCTCGCTCCACTTTTTTACCGTCTCGATCATCTGCACGAGGTTGTTCGCCCCAGTCGGCACATAGCACAAGTGACAAATTCCCCCATCGTATGCTGGACAGTCTTTGCAATCATGCTGCGCCTTGCACAGCCTCCGTGCTTCTTCTAAAAATTTCTTTGCGTCCATGTTATATTTTTTCCTCCCCGTCAGATGTCTCCAAATTTATCGTTGACTTCTTCCTGCTTTTTGCTTACCACCTGAGACCCGACTTTCAGACGCGAGTCAATCGTCAGCCCACAAAGCGCCGCGAATTTCCTCATCTCATCCGAGTATCCTTTCACAGCGGCAATCATCCCCTTGTCAAAAAACGTTCCTTCCATCGTCATCGTCTCGATCGTCCTCCGGTACAGCGCAAACGCATTACAATACCCTGCGATGTTCTGGACGTCCAGATTTCCGATGATCCCAACATTAGTAAGTTCCTTTACTACTCGCCACCATTCATCGACCGCGACTTCATCCACAAGCCATTCCGGCGGCGCTTTCAGCTGATCCTTCCCGGTCTTTACTGCCGCTTCCGTCTGGGCGATCTCGACCTTTCTTTTTTCGGTGAGGTCGCCTCTCTGCGCCTCGAGCGGTTTTCTAGCTCTGCTCATTTTTTTACCTCCTAATTAGTAAACCGTCTAACGGTTCTATTTACACATTTGCGTATGGAGAGCTGGGCCCGCGGTATAAACACCCCGCAACTGATTCTTTTTCCTACTCCCCCCCTCCCTTTTTGAGCGCGTCCCGAAGGGCGGTAATGATCTTTTCCCGCCGTTCCGGGCTGGCGGCCAACTCGAGATGTACCAGCTGATGGTTTGAGTTGGTCAGTAAAATTAAGTTATTTACAGCAAATCTCTGACTAAAATCATCCCGCACAGGTATTATGTGATGGACTACATCGCCGGTGACTACTCTTCCGGTCTGGCTGTACTCGTACCAGTCAATCCCGCTGCATCTTGCCTTACACGCTTCGCGGGCTTTTACCCATGCACCGGATGCGTAAAACCTAGTAATCTTGTCGGATAAGTCCTTTTTGGCGTAAACTCGCTTGCATTTGGGGCATGACTGCCCGGCAGGAATCCTTGCGCCACAGCGCCCGCAGCGTTTATAGATCGGCATCGGCTTTAGCCTTTCGATAGGCTTCAAATCTTTCCTTCGCTTTTCGGCGGTTTTCTTCCGATACCTCGCGGGGCTTTGAAATCTTTACCCACTTCTTCGGGAAAACATACTCCCCATAGCCTTCGGTCCTTTTGCGCCTTTGTACACAGGGATTATCTCGGCTCAGATCGTCCATTTTACGCAACCAAGCGGCGTTGTATGTGCAGAGCGTTGCATCCGACTCGGCATCGTTAAAATTGATGTAGGTTTCTTTTTCGATAGATAGCATGTTATCTAACTCCTCTCTCTCGCCATTTTAAGCCCCGGCGCGGGTGTGGGGGATTCTTCTCAGGGAGCGGGGTGCGCTTCTGATGTATCTCCTGCCGGAGCAGCTTTTCCACTTCCCGGAGTTCCGGGCATCTGACTTTGATTTTCGATTGCATTTTTTACGATCCTTTCCGTTTCCGATTCGCCCGTCATCGCGGAGATGATCTGTAATGCCTTGAGCAAGGCTGTGTGCTCGTCAGGGGCTTTGACCATCTCAGCCCGAAGATGACCGGCTTTTGCAATGTTGGCGTTATAGGCTTTTTCGGCGGCTAGATACGCCGCGTAGGTATCTGTGGCTGTTTTATACAGCGCGGTGAGGACGGCTTTATGCTTTTTGGCGCGCTCCCGGTCAATCTGGCCTGAGTGGTACATTGCGTACAGACCTTGTATCGCGTACCACATCAGCGTTTCGATCGGATTACTTTTGGGAGGGTCATCGCCGTGGATCACCGACTTTTCAAGCGTGATAAAGTCAATCAATAAAACATCATCCTTTCTTTTGTTCCCGCTATGCCCACTCGGATTTTTTTTAACTCGAAAAGTGGGAACGTCAAAAACGTAGGAATGGCGGGAGTTTGTAGACTCTTGTTCCCATTATTCCCATTGTTCCCACTAAATATATATATATATAGGGAACACTTTTACATCAAAAATTAACGTAAAATAACGTATATAATATATGTGTATGTTTGCACGGAAAAAGTGGGAACGTGGGTACAAATCCCCGAAAACCCAGTAACGGCGGGCTTTTCCGGCTTTTTTGCGACGGGAACAATTGGGGAACAACTGGTCTTTTTTTGTGGTAAAAGTGGGCTACAGGTCAGATAAGTTCGTCCTCGTCCTCGCCGGGGGTCTCGTCATCAGCGTCCAACAGCATTGCAATGCACCTCTTCGGAGCGTCTACGCCCGGAAAGCGCATCTTTATTGTAAACCGATTTTCTTTTTGGCTCGTGATGAGATAGCCCTTGGTTTTAAGCCAGCTCCGCACCGAGCGGGAAGAATAGCCGCCGTCTGAACAGATACGGTCGAAGTATGTCGAAATAATATAAGCCTTATTACCTTTGAGCATACCCCATTGCTCCAAAGTCGTAGCGGATTCGGGCGAAAAGTGAGCCGGGTTGCCGGTGATGATGTCGCAGATATATTCGTAAGCGCGGGCGCCGGTGTCCACCTCGCGATTGAGATGGAGATATTGCGCGGCGTCCTCGACCGTGAATCCGCCTTTGCTGTCAAAAAACATCTGGCTTACTAATCGTTGCGCGGTCATAATGTTGGCCATTGCCATAGATTGTTTACCTGTGGTGTCGAGCTGAGACAGCTTGTCGTAATAGTCCTTGTAGTAAGTTGCTATTACATCATCCATTCCCTGCGCGGACAGGATTTTAATCCATTCTTTCCCGGCTGTGCCGTGATGCTGTTCGAGCTTTTTTAGCAAGCCGACCGGATCAGCAAAAAGCGGCTGTTTTACCTCAATATCGAGCGCGCGGTTATACGCGCCCGCTCCTGTGACGTACTCGGTGACGGGGGACTCGCCCGACGTAATAATGCAATTGCGCCATTTGCTTGTTTGCTGTAAGCCGCCGACTTTAGTTCCGCGCGTCCGTCCCTCGCCCTGGGTGAGCATATAAATAAGCTGCTCGACTGTGCGTTTGTCCTTGACGAGCTGGAACTCATCGAGAATGAGCGGGAGCGAGTTACAAAACCCTGCGGCGCGCTCCATTGACACAAGGGTGCCGTTAAAACTATGGACATACTCGCCCGTGCCGACCGAAGCCCAAACGGAAGCCGCTACACAAAGTGCTACGGTTTTGCCGGTACCGGACTGGATGCCCCAAAAGTGAGTAAAAAACGGGAGTGATTTTGTCTTTGATACGATCGGGCTTGCAAAGCTGGCCGCGATTGCGATTTTGGCAGGGACAGAATCTCCCTCCCAGACCGGGCGGATCGCGTTGATCCACCCATCCAGATCGCCGGAAGGGGCTACACTGCTGTAAAAAGATTGATAGTCTGCGCCGCCGTCATACTCCAAGTCCTCTGCGTATGGGGCAAAGTAACCGCCGGTGATCCAGCCCAGACGACCGACACACTTTCGGCGCGGAATGATCGAGACATTAAGCGTCTCTAACGTTGCAATGTATTTGACTACATCCGCAGCGTTTTCGGAGGTGACCGCCAGACCATAGATTGACAGTGAGACAATTTTTGATCGGTTGGATAGAGTCTCTTTGTCTACAATCAGCGTTTTCCATTCTTCTTTTTCCGACGGCTTATAGGCGATCTCTAACTTTTCCGTTCCGGTGTCAATGTTGACGAGTCGGGCGGTGATGGTAAGCGGCTGCGCAATGATGGTGACAATCCGTCCATCTGGCAGAGCCTGTACAATTTTATCCTCAGATAAGCTATACTGGCCGCCGGAAAGAGATACGCCGATCTCCGGAAAAGTAAGTGGATTTAGCGTTTCTTTCAGCTCGGCTTTGGGCTGATTTTTTGCACAGTAGGCTTTCCAAAGCCCGCGGAAATTGCTGATTTTGTACAGGCCTTTTGCTTGCTTTTCCAAGAGCGATACCCTCTGAGCTGTTTCTAGCGGCGTTGGCGCGTCCATACAATACTTAAACGGTTTATCGGTCAGCAGAAAATCGTCCTGGCTAAACATTGGGGGTGTCGGGGGCGTGCTTTCCCCCGCGGGGATTGCTTCGGGCATTGTATCACCTCATTTCTTTCAGGCGGTTTTCGATGGTTTCAATTTGATAGTCAATATACTCACCATCTGAGATAGCCTTAAAGAAAGCCTCGTCTGGCTCGTCTCCGGCGGTCGGATGATGATGAAGAGTATATGCGTGGAGTTCGCGGCGTTTTGCAGTCAGCGCGCGGAGTTGATCCTCAAGCGCTCTCTTTTGTGCCCGCTCGGGCTCCCGCTTGAGACGGATTTGCTCATCCAGTCCGGCGCGGGAAGAGTCCGGCGCATCAAGCCCAAGAGCAAAATCGGTGTTGATCTGCTTAACCGCCGCGCGAAAATCAAGCCCGAAAATATCTTGCACGAGCCGAATCACGTCGCCGCCGCGATTGCAGACGAAACATTTGTAAACCACGTTATTGTAAGAAAAATTGTTGTCATGCCCGCCGTGAATCGGGCAGGGGCACCGGTGATTATGTCCGAGCGAATAGCCGTAGTGGCTCAAAATCTCCGGCACGGTCACCCGCTCTTTGATACTCTCAGCAGTAATCATCGTAATCACCTCGTTCCAAAAAGTTTTTGATTTGGTAATATAGTATACGCTCAATCAGAAATCCGGTATCATCCGGTGAACAAAAAAGGATATGGCTGTCATATCTTGCCTGCCATGTCATCAGAGACGCGATAAAGCTAGCTGGGTTAAACTGCGTATCGTATTCGTGACGGCGGATTTTTCCCCAGTCGCTCTTTTCGATCAGGATAAAAATCATGCCGCCGCCGGCTTTATACCGTTCAAACTCCCGCACAAACCGTTCCCTTCCGTGGGTAAAGTTGCTGGAAATTTCATTCGCTGACATTTTCCGCTCGATCGCGATTTTATCGGCAAACGATACCGTCTCGCCGTTGGGCATCGTGCATCGTGCAGAATAATCCCCGCTCGGAAGGGCTACTCGATCATTGGGGCGGCGCATTTGCACAAGGCGCTCAAAGTATGCGGCAGTCGGATGTTCGCGGGTGTCAACTAGGATTGTCATGCTGTCAAGCGTGTTTTGTATTTCAATTGGGTGCATATAAATCCCCTTTAATTCATTCCGCTTTTTTATGCGCAGAGAGCGATAACTCTGCAATCAAAAGGGAGATCACCATCATCCACATCAACATCCAACGAAGTAAAAGTAGGCTGAGAGGTGGACGTTCCGGAACTGTAGTTATCCGGAGTATCGTTCGGGAAGTCCTTGTGCGGCTCAAATTTGGGCTTTTTGGCTTTTCCACTGCGTACATCGTCAGCAGGCATTAACCATTTTGGCTGCGCTTTCCATCCTTTTTTACCGTCCCAAACCCATTCCCTGAGCGGGAAGGAACAACCCATTAACTTACCCTTAATCTGTGGCTCAACGTCCTTATCCCAGTTAAACCGGAAATTAAGATTGCTTGATTCCAGAGCTTCGACCATGGTCTTATAGTTTTTAATACGTTTAGCATCTTTGTCCGAACCGTCAAGGGTATAACAGGTTACATATACTACACCGCGCCATTTTTTATCATCGCGAGTATTAGAATCAAAATCTTTACGATAATAGTTGGTGTATTCGCCTTCCGCAATGTCAAAAGCGATTTCTAGTCGATCGAGTCCTTCTTGCGTTTTGCCGACTTTAACAGCAATAACTTTAATGACATAATTGCCATCAGGCAGGGCGGTATAGCCAGCGGTCGAGATATTATCCCAGTTATCAGGTTTACGTAAAATCATATGTCATTCTCCTTTGCTTTTTAACGGCTCGAAACCGTAATAATCTCGAATTGTAGTGTCAACCATTTTAAGGTCGTTGTCGATCTCCTGCTCGGCAAACATCTCCATCGGCGTTTTGACGGTTGTATAGCCGTCAGACTGTGTATCAAACCAATGGCGCTGTCCATCCGTGCGGGCTAAGAGGACGATCGCAAACATCCCCTCAACAGTAAGTTGATTGTCAAGCATCTTTCCCACGGTTTTAGCCTTGATCCGGCCATCGTCCGTGGTGTCGATATGCTGTAAGAGATAAACTAGCGTGTCTGGTGTGGTGTCGTTGATGATTGTCTGGATCAGGTTGTAGTATTCCAGCGCAATATCGGTAAACTTGCCGTAGCCCGTCTCCTTAGCGCGCGAAAACGCCGAAAACGTCATTAAATACTGCGCGTCGTCAACGGCATAGGCTTTTAATGTGTTTTTTTGCAAAGTCCTTGTGATAATCGGGTAGGACGCTTTGTCGATCTTTGGCAGCGCCTTGCGAAAAGGCAGCGGCTTTGACGCGACATTGAGGATACCAATCTCCCCCGGCTCAAAATTGCGAAGGGAGGAAGATTTGCCCGAACCGGACTCACCCAGGACTAAAATCGGAAGTCCCATTTTATCACCTGATCCTTAAAGACTTATCGCGCCGGGTCGAGGCCGGGAGGACTTCGCCCGCATCGAGCGCCGCCTTGATTGCTTTTTTATCGGGCTCTGGATCATGAAAAGTTAACAAATCGTCACGATTATTTTTCTGTGCCCACTCGACAAAAGTCTGACCCTTAACGCCCCAGCGCGGGTCGTCCTCGTCAATCTTTTCCGGCGAGTTAGTGACCGAGATCACTGCGAGCGTGGATTTAATCGTAGTCTTGTTGACTGACTGCATCTGTCCGAGAAGGTATTCTTTCAGCCGCTTGACGTTGTTGTCGCGGTATTTTTTTAATGCGGTCAAGCGGTCGATTTGCGCTTTGGTTTTCTCGGATTCGCCCTTTTCCGTGCTGATGACGAGGGCTAATTTCACCGCTTTTTCGTCAAATTCGCCGTCAATCATTTCGATGGTGTCGCGTAAATCGTCAAAAGTGTACTCTCCGCTCTCGAGCATATCGAGCAGCTCATTGTACTGGCTTCCGAGATCATAAAGAGTTGCCATTTTCGTTTTCTCCTTTCTCTGCTTCCGGGTCAAAGACGCTGACTGCGCCGGTTAACCCGATGACGCCATCCTCATAGGTTAAATTAAAATTTGCATTCGGGTCAATGGACAGGAAATCGTAAATCAGCTTAGACGCGACTTCCGAAATCTTAAACCGGATATCATTTGTGTTCACTTTTTGTTACCTTCCTTTCGTATTTTAGCCCGGGCAGGATGTGTCCGGGTGCGACTGGCACTCCTATCTTTTCGGCGTATTTACGCCATTTGTCCATCTCGTGACGAGGCAGACCGGTTAGGCGTGACACCTCGTCTTTGTTATAGCCCTGTTGGATTAACGCGATAGCCTTTTTCCAAAGCCGTTCCTCTTCGTCCGGCGGCGGGACAAGATGGTTATCGATAGCAATATTTACTATTTGTTCTTCGTCCCATCCGGTCAGCTGTACCAGAATATCAATTTGTTTATCAAAATCCTTGCACTGCCTGAGCGTGGAGAGGATCAGGCAGGTATAGTCTGTGTAATCCGGTTTTGTACGTTTTACCATGCGATGCACCTCAGAGCTAGTCCGGCATAAGCAGCCAGCACCAATGTAGCAAACAGAATCAGACAAATAATAAAGTGCCTAATCAAACTTTTCATAAGTCAGTTTTTTCCTCCGGCGGGGTGGATTTGGCACATACTCCCCCGCGTCGATCAAGATTTGTTTTATGTCCTCGCGCTTAACCCCGGTCATATCCCGCAGGATCGTCAAAATTCGCGGATCGTCTCGGTGTGCGCGATAGTGCTCGATGATCTCGGACAGGGTGTATGCATCGTCCGCCGTAAACACCTCCTCTTCGCGGAATTTTTCCGGCTTGCGCTGTGGGATGCGCCGGTTATACGCTGGCACCTCAAAACCAAATTTCCGCGCCCACTTGCGCCAGTGCCCTACGCTTGCTGCGCTGATCTTGTATCTCTCCGCAATCTCGATATCGGTCAGATCACCACAAAGTCTCTCGTTGACGATCTCGATCTTTTCCTGGTCGGTCAGCCTATGAGGATGATGGATGTCACCCATGACAAACCCGGCAGACATCGTGCCAAGAGGATTCCCGGCGGCGGTCTTTTTTGATCTTCGCGCGGACGGCTTTTTTCTGCGCGTCCTCGACCTTTTTTGCGGTGCGCTGATCGAGCATATCATGCGCCTTGCGGCGGATCGCCCATCCAGCAAGGGCAGAGAGGGAGCAAGCAACGATTGTGGTATACATGATTATCATCCTTTCTTTTTTTGAATTACAGCCGCGGGAAAATCCGGGTAAAATCCTCGTCCGAGAGTCCGAGCCAGTCCAATATTTTGTAGCATTCCGCAAGTCTAAAGGTATGCTGTCCGTTCAGGCGGGTTTGCAGTGTAGTTAGTCCGATGCTGAGTACATCGCAAAGTACGCCGATCGGATAACCTCGTTTGATCTGGACTTCGTACCGCAGTTCCGGGTAGGTTCTTCCGGTGAGTTTTCTGGGCATGGGCGTTGTGGGCATTTAGTGCACCCCCAATGCTAAAGCCAATCGAATTACACTTACAGTAAAAGCGGCTAACGCAAATACAAGCGAAGCAATTGCAGCGCTAAGTAATGGGTCTTTTTTGGGCTTGTTTGACATTGAGATCGGAAGAGCGTCGTG